AGGTCCGTAATGCTGTCTTGACGGTGCTCCATTATTTTGGAATTGCACCGCTTGGTTGGTTACATTTCCCGTCGCAGCTGCTACTGGATTACTAACATTAGTTGTCTCATCTTCAGCACGAACTGGTGCTATTGAGAGAAGACTGATAAGGATACCGTAGTAGAAGTAACGTCTATTGTTCTGTCTATTACTTCGACTGATAACACTTGACTTGCTGCTCTTTCTACTATCTCTAGTGAGAAAGGATCTCCAGCAGTGTGTAATGTAAAGATAGAATCGGTATCTACTATACCTCCTGAAGAGGCTGATGTATGAGTTATATTTTCGCCACTCCATTTGTCTAATGCAGACCCATAGGTGGTTGTTGTTATTTCTTCCACGATCTCTTGTGTAGTCGTGGTAGTGGAATTCATCGACCCCTGAGTGAAATTCGGGGTTACTAATTCTGCTCTTGCTACCGTGGGTGATACCAGCAATAAGAGTGCTAACCATTGCTTCATTGCTTTAATTTGTCCTTATCGTTCTTCTTAGTATTATTATTACCATTACCAGTAGTCAAGCCGAATGTTGCAAGTGCTCCAGTGAAAATCGACGCAGGAAACGTGATATCCCCACCTGGACTCTTTCTAATCATAGGTATTTCTACGTAGTTTAAAGTAATAATAAAACCACTCCAAATCACAACTCCAAGGCGGACAAATGTACCTAAGATTTGTATTTGGTGTTCTTGATCTTCTGCAGCATCTTTTAATTTACCGAAGAAACCTTTTTCTTGTTCTGTCTTTGCTCCTTCCATGCGTTAACTTTAGATTGTAGTTGTTTTTGAACTTTCTTTTTAATTGGTTCAAATAAAGACTGAGTAACAGAAGTTGTAGCAACTGCTACTGCTGCTGTAGTAACAGCTGTAATAACAACTGCTGTTTCTGGTAAAGGTATTTGAATATCTAATACTGGTACTGATAATTTAGGTGCAGGCGGTGTCTCTTCCTTACGTGCCTCTCTAACGCCTTCAGGAGCCTCTAGATCGCTCGGTGGTACCACGATGGGGCGATATGATGGTATCCGAGCTGAAGGGGGCTTAAAATCGATTCTAGGCAGGTCTATAGCTTTAGGAAGGGTAGCTCTTGGTAAATTTATATTACCAAGTTCCATTTAACCAGCACTTACTTTAACTGTACCTGAATCATTCCATAATTGACCAGCAGCACTAGGATCTGATGTAGGTAAACTAGTAATAGTAAAAGTTCCTGTTACCTTTGCTCCTCCATCAACAGTTTCAAATCGAAGTTCATTATCTTCATAAAGTTTACATGCACCACCTTCAATAAAATGAGCTACATCGTAACTATCTGATGAATCTCTAAAGGATAATGAATCAGTTAAAATTTTTAATGCACCTGGTCCTTTTTCATATATGTATGTATGCGCTCCAGATTGGTATATTTCAAAATCTCCAATTGTAGGATGTGTAAATTTAATTTTCTCTGTATTTACTAAGGTTTGACTACCATCTGATGAGTATCTTCCATCAGTCAAAGTCTCTACCTGAGATGTCCCGTCAAATGTTCTGTATGTCATAATTGTTAATTGTTAGGATGGTGGAGTAGGCCATGTGATGTTATAAGGATCAGATTGAGTTGTAATATCTCTTAATGCTTGTCTATAGTTTTTCCACTCATCACTAAGAGTTAAATCACTAGAAGCTCTCCAATCAGTTTGACTTATTAATGAGTCTCTCTCATCTCTAATACTAGCCCATTCTTTAACTATATTTGCAGCTTTTTCTTCATCAGTACATGTTTCTACTTTTACAGAATAAGCTTTACCTGAATCTAAATAAACATCAACCTTAGTTAATTTCTGATCAGGTTTAGTTGTAGCTAACCATTCTACAAGTTCTACTACATTGTGATTAGTGAGAAATGAATCTGAAACACCAGCTCTAGAGAAAGAAGTATTAGGGAATAATTCATAGATGGAACCAGTTTTAGTAACTGTAGAACCATCAACAATTGCATAATTCATAATTTATATTGTATTGTTTAAACTGTAGCTCCTGTAGTTAAATTATATTTACTATTCCATCTAAGATAGGCTCCTTTATCATGTGTAGTATTTCCACCACTAGATTCCCAATAAACAAAATGAATACTATCCTGATTATTAGCGGCATTATCAGGTCCAGTACCACTCGATCTACCACCTGTATTTGCATTAGCAAATCTCCATATAGGACTATTAACTGATACTATTAAATCTTCAAATGCACTATCTGCAGGTACACTACTTTTTGCACCACTATAATTAGTAAAACTATATGAATCTTCAGAACATTGCCATAAATCATTGTTTCTAACAGACGATAATGAAGGATCGAAATTTACAGTTGTTCCATCACCTGCATAAAGTTTAAGATCATCTAAAGCTATATCAGCTGTAAAATCATCACCTTTACGTCCATAAAAGTATAGACGACCAACATTAGTAACACTACTTAAATCAATTGTAAAAGAAAGCCAACCACTTGTTTGATTAACTTGCATTGTAACAGTTCTTTCGTTAAATGCACTAATACCAGTAGGATTAACTTCTAAACTAACTTTATCACCGTCGTCTTCTTCCCAAAAAGCACCCCATCCTCCTGAACTATTAGTATAATAATACAATTTACCTTCAAAATAAGGATCAATTAGGTTAGTAGCAGCAGCAGGTTTAGTTAATAAAGTCTGATATGTAGGAAATATAAGCATAATCTTTATGTTACATAATCTACAGCACTTGAACCACGCCAAGTAGTACCAGCATCAACAGTGACAAAACTGAATACATGAGTCTTAGTATCTGTTAGCGTTGGAGCTGTATCTGAAGGCCATTTAACTGCAGCAGGCCAAGTTATTGATGTACTTGAACCTGTCACATCTACTTCTACAACCATACCATATACATTACCACTGGTAGGTACATTGGCAAAAGTAAAAGTACTATTACCTGATATAGCTTTAGTAAAATAATTACCAGCAGAACAATCTATTTCTAATGCACCAACTGCTGTAACATCTTGAGTTACTTTATCTTCAAATTCAACTGCACCAGTAAATGTTCCGCCTGCAAGAGGCATCTTTGTTGCATCAGTAGATTGATCATCGACAACAAAATCAAGTTTCCCTGATGTGTCATCATATGTAACACCTATTCTAGTTTCAGTTCCACCATCAACCATTGCTCCTACAATGTCTTGAACTTGTTCAGTAGTTAATTGTGTGTTATCATTATCAGCTACTAAATCTATAGTACCGTCTGAGTCTTCATATGTAGCAGCAATATTAGTCTCTGTGTTACCAGTAAACATTGCTCCTACAATGTCTTGGACTTGTTCAGTAGTTAAGGGTAGAGTGTCTGTTGGTACCGCCCAAGTTAATTGATCAGTACTATCTTTATACTGTAAAAAATAACCATCACTAGGAGCATTACTTATATCTAACTTTACTTCAGCAAGAGAATCATCAGCAACAGAACCACCAGAACTAGCATCTACATATGCTTTAATAGACTGTTGACTCGCTGCTTGTGTGGCACTATTAGTTGCCATATTGTCTTCATCTAATAATCCAGTTGTAACTAAGATTAAAGATGAACCTTCTTTAACATATAAATTGTTTTGATCTGTAGCATAGACAATTTCACCTTCTTGTAAATCGGCAATGCTATTATTTAAATTTGAATAAGTACCCCTAGCTAATCTTATAGGGGTACGTGTACTAGGTGTTGCCATAATTAAGAATCGAAATTACCTCCATCAAATGAATCTTCTACTGTTACTGTAGCTGATGCATTATCAAAATTACCACCATCTATAAAAGATGATGCTGCTATACCATTATTAAAATCCCCACCTTCAGGAAATATACTTGGTATATTATCTGTTTTAGCTAAAAGTTTAGTTTTTTCTGATTCAGTAAAGTCTAAACTAGTCGAGAATCTACCGTAAGATATTGATTCAGATAAACCACTAGCAGGCCAACCTACATAATTACCATCAGCATCGTATGTTCTGTATGTCATAATTAGTTATCTTGACTAAACGCAATTTGACACCATTTCTCGCCGTCATATATGAAAGATATAATATCTTTTTGAGCAGCACTAGCACCTATATTTAGTACCGATGCATGGATTTTCATGTTTCCAGTTTCCTTACAAGCTATAGTATAAGAAATACTATCTGCTTCTAATATTAAGAATTGACCTTTAACTGCTGCAGGATTACTGTTAATAGTAATTAAATCACTATTTGCAGTATCATGTGTTACAAGTGTATGATAACTACCTGTAACTGTAATAGATTCATCTGTACCAACAGTTAGTTCAGAACCTGGACCGAATACCACTGGACCAGGTAATGTTACTGCTTTCTGAGCTGCTGTTGTTAATGTACCAGCTATTGTTGTATTACCAGTAGCACCAGCAACATTAAACTTATCAGTATTTACATTTATATCAGTGGTTAAATCTACTTGTCCAGTAATAGATACCCCAGTAGCAGTGGTTGCAAATTTAGGATCGGTATGAACACCCTGATCATAGAAAATTCTAACTGCCCCATCAGCGATACAATTTATAAAAGCTTCTGATCCTGATGTATTTTTCTGTAGATATAAATTACTACCATTTGTAGCAATTGCTAATGATCCGTTACCTATTTCTGAAATATAAGTATCATCATTACCACCACCTTCATAACCATTTTTATTAGTCCATATCCGTAATCCATTTCCACTTGTACCAACTTCTAGATAATTATCACTTATGGCACCATCTGTATATTTAGCGTCACCAATTGTTACTTTTCCAAAATTGGAAGTTCCAGTTACATCTAATGTACCAGCAATAGTAGTATCACCATCTGAACCTGCAACTGTAAATTTATTAGTATTAACACTAAAATCGCCAGCAACTCCTAATGTACTGTCAAGAGTAGTAACTCCTGTTACATCAAATGTACCAGCTATATCAATATTGTTTGCTAATTTAGCACTATTAACTGCATTATTATCAATAGTCCAAGTACTACCTGATACAGTTATATCACCTTTATCTCCATTAGTTAAAGCAGTACTTGTTACATTAGGTAACTCTTCAGTTTTATATCTTATTTGATTGAAACTTTTATTTAGATCTGCAGCTGTTATAGAACTACCAGCAGTGAATGTATTAGCAGCTGTAGTGACATCTGTTACTCTTTTGATTAATACTTTATCTCCATCAGCTAAAGCAGATGTAAAGGTAATAGTAGTACTACCACTAGAACCAGATAGAGTGTAGTCTGTACCAGATGTTTTCTTAGCATATATCTCTGCAGTAGCAGAAGCACCAGTACCACTTGTAAGATTACCAAATCCTACTATAGGACTAGTTGTGTATCCAGTACCCTTATTAGTAGGTACTCCAGCGTTATCTAAAGATACTTGACCATTAGCTACATCTACTGTTAAAGCAGCACTACTACCACCACCTCCTGAAAATTCAAGAGCAGCATTAGAAACTGTAGCATATCCAGCTCCAGCATTATTCAATACTACTTTTTCTACTAAACCTTTACCGATGTATATCTCTAAATCTGATGATAGTGTATAGGGAACAGTGACACCAGAAACCACTGTAGGAGTCCCACTAATTGTAATTGTTTGTTCTGTTGCCATTGTTATTTATACATGTTTAAGATGTTTGCAGTTTCTTGTGTCTTAAGTTGACGTTTAACTTTCTGTTTCCTTTGTGTTTCTATCTCTTCTTTAACATCAACTTCATTCATTATAGATGCCCAAGCAAGTCTTCTCGCATCTCTAAATAAATTTTCTATTACTTTATTATGATAATAATCTCTAGGTTGGAAGTCAGCTCTTTGACCAGATGCAATATCTCTTTGCATTTGTTTCAGAGATGCTATGATCTTTTTATTCCTAGATAACTTATTTAGTTGTAATTCTAAATTTTGATCACCTATAGCTTTTTGAAACTTAGATCTAATTCTTGGTGAATCAGTTAAGTTAGTACCATCAGGACCATAATAAGTAGATTGTCTTAAATCATATCCACTATTAAATAATAACGTTCTACCAGGACTATGTGTGAAGTTAAAATTAACAGGAGATAATGCATTCCACATTCTAGTTATAGGATCATGATCTCTAATAGGTTTACCATTTAATAAATCATATTTAATAGGTAATGGCTCAGATGCTATTCTTTCAGTAAGTAAGTTTCTATTTCTTATAGCATCAAATATACCTGAATTTAATTCTCTTAAATGAGGAGTAAATAATTTACCTAATTCATTTCTGATACCAGATAAAGGTACAACATTATTAGCTAAGTTAGCAGCTATTCTATTAACTTGTCCAGGCTTACCTCCGACTAAATCAACGAATTGTTGCATACCAGCAAGATAAGACTTACTAGTTAAACCTTGAGCTATTAATAAACTAACTTTAAGTAAATTCTTTTCTGTCCATTCTGGACCCATTAATTGACTAGCATCACCAATATTCGCTACTGTTTGTAAGATAGATGAGAATGGTTCTATAGCTGTATGAGTAAAGCTAATATCTCCAACAGTAATCTGATCTTGTTTATATCCAGCATCTAACCATGCTTGTCTTTTTTGTCTATCAACTGGACCACTACCAGTTAAATCTCCTCTCATCCAAGCTTGACCAGCCATAAATATAAGAGCACTACCCATAGCTAATCTACCAGTTTGTAATGCCTTAGCATTAGCTAGTTCATCTGCATTAGTAATCCCATACCTAGCAACATCGTCTAGATTATTAGGATTAGCCCATGCAATATCATTGAACTCTTTAACTATGAAATTAAAGCCAGGTGTATGTTTAGCTGTTAGTTGTAATCCATTGATACCAGTTCTAGCAAATAAGAAGAAAGGTTTAGCCCATGGATTAGCTTGGAATACTTGGTTTAATCCAGATACAAATCCACTTAGTTCCTGAGTAAGAGTAACCTCTTGTCTAGCAAACTTAGTAGCTTTATCTATTATATTACCTTGACTATCAAATATTTCTCTATAGAAGTCTTCTTCATATACTCTAACTAAATCAGGAGTTATTTCACTATAAGCTGTTAAAGCACCTTTAGCTTGAGCATCCATAGCAGATCTTAATGCTCTTTCTCTCATCTTAGCTCTACCTAAGATATAAGCAAAAGAATCATCAGTAGCTGCCATTACTTTAGTTGAGTAGGTAAAGAAACTATTATTATTCATTGACCTAGCAAAGTTAGCTAGATTAAACCAAACTCTATCTCCTGTTGTAGCTCCAGATTCAGGGCTTTCAACCCATCTTCTTAGAACTTCCCAGTTATCATCTGCTCTAGTATATTCAGCGAATCTTGTTTTAACAGTAGCTAGATCACCACTCCAATAAGAATTTAATTTAGTTTTAAATAAAGTAAATGATTCTGGAACAGCTTCTATCATAGCATGTAGTTGAGATAATCCAGCTTTTAATGTAGCAGTATCTCCTGTAAATGGTAGACGTATGGCTGCTCCAATCGTCTGTGACATCGGTCTAAGGAATGTAGCAGTACTTGTACCCATAATAGCTCTTACAGCGGTTTTAGGGCCACTGAGGATACTATGGATCATCATACCTTGAAGTTCTCTTATTAGAGCACCTGTTTGAGGTTTACCTTCAATCTCACCACCTTTGATCATTTTCCTAGCCCATGCATCAAAGTCATCAATAGAGTTAACAGTTTTCATTGAGGAGAATGCTTCAAATAAAGCCATCAATAAATCTCCTTCTCCATTCTTATCAGCATCTCCAGCTATCTTTAAGATAGATTGTATGGATTCTCTAGTATCTTTCATATCAGCTGAAAGAGTTTCTTCTAGATATCTACGTTTACCAGCTCCTAATTCTCTAAAGTTCTGTGATTTAACAATCCTAGCTCTTTTAGCTTCAGTTAAAGCAGTTAACATTGTATCTACTATCTGTTCTGCTGGTCCATCAATATCTGTTAAATCAGCAAAAGTAGCTATCTCTCTACCAGCTATACCTAAGTCTCTTAGTTGTTGAAGTAATGTACCTACTACTAAATCAGTAACAACTACATTTCTACTGGTAATTGTAGAAATCTGATCAGGAGTACCTGAATCAAATATATCAGCGGAATCAAATATTTCTTGTAAATATTCATCTGCAGACATGTCAGCGGCATTTCTACCTTGTGTTATGCGTTGATGTGCTGCTATAGAATCTCCAAATACTTCTACTAATCTCTTTCTACTACCACCTACATCTCTTAATACTCTTTGATACTTTTCACTACTTAGTAGTTTCTGTAAGGTTTCTTCTACTAGATCTTCACTAATGTCAGCTTCCCGAGCAATACGTTCTCTTTGCACTGGTGTAGTAACAGTACCAGCAGATCCTTCTTCAGCATCCCAGTTCTTTCTTATCTTCTTTTGATTCTCCCAAACAATAAAGGGATCAGTTTCAGATGTATGAGATGCCTGCCATGAATCAGCAATTACTTTATTTTTACTACCTCTAAATCCAAATTCGTTACGTCTTACTTCTTGTATAGCCTTTCTGTTAGTTTGAAGATCAATACTTTGCTGTCTATTATTTACAACATCTCTTACCTTACGACCACCTTTACCTAGTAGAATAGTAGCACCGTCAAATACAAGACCAATACCCATACCTTCTACTATATTTTTAAACTTCATCCATAAAGGATGGTCAGTATCTTTAGTAGTAAGAGGTGTATCCATAAGACCATATCTTTCTCTTAGCATACCAAGAGCATTATGTCCATCAGATTCTTTAGATACTAAATCAGATACTGCACCAATTCCAGCAGCTCTAACTAAACTATTAGCAGCTATACCAGTAGTAGCTAATGCTGTTCTACCAAGTGTTACTTTAGCAGTAGGTATAATAGCAGCAGCCATAGAACCAAAATGAACTACACCTCTAGCAAGATTACCCCACCATGTTTTAGTTACAATTGGATTGGAGTATGACCCGAATGGATCCCATTCAGGTGCATAACTTCCTTTTTCTTTTTTCTCACGTTGCATTTCACCTGAGATCGCATCAGCTGTACGCTCAGGAAAGGTGGCTATAGAAGTAGCAGTATCTTGGAGACCTCCAGGTATAATACTAGAGAGTTCTTTTCCAATTGCCTTAGCACCCCACTTCTCTTTTTCTCTTGGATCATCTAGTTCAGCAGCTTCTTGTTGATCAGCTGCCTCTCTTTCCTGTCCTATAACATTTCTTTCTTGTTTCCTTGTTAGGGCTTCACCAGTAGGAGAATCTAAAAAGTCCTGTTTTATTTGATCTATGTCTAGTTCTGGATAGTCTTTTTGAAGTTGATCCAAATCTATATTTAATTCTGGTTCCATATTACCTTAGTAATTGTTATTTTGTAGGGAACATTTCTTCTTTTTTCTTCCAACCTTCTTTGATTCTTTCTCCTTCTTCTCTTATCTCTTTTACTTGTTGCTTATTCCTTTCATTCATACCTTGATATATACCAACAAAAGGCCAGCCAACTCCTTTCCAATCAATATTAGTAGATTTAGAAGGATCTTTCTGAATTACTTCAGATTGTACTGCAGGTATTAATACGTCAAGTTGATTGAATGGTGAGTTTAAGAATTGATACTCAACTGTATTCTTTAGATTTTCTGAGTCTTCATCACCAGATAAAATACCCATTATTTTTAGAAACTCTTCTTGTTCTCCTCTAGATATATTAGTTAATCTAGTATTATCTGGACGTACAGTGCTTAAAGAATTAGCTTGATTAGCTTTATATCTAATATTATGAATTGCTAATTCATTTTGAAGATCTTCATCAAATAATCTATCACCATCTATATTTTCTCTTTCTAAGATTGTTTTAAGTTGATTACCTGGTATACTAAACAAACCGAATTTAGAATCAGAGAAACCGTGGAAGCTATCATCGTTAACTAATCCTCTGATTTCATCAACTGATAATTCAGATAGTGGTCTATCGAAACCTAATCTTTCTAATGGAGATGCTAGTGTTGAGTCTAAATTAGCGTGTAATAGACTATTAACATCATCTGTCTTTCTAGCTATAGTTAATACTTTCTTGATATCATTACTGTTAATTGCCCTGTGAACTGTTGAAGGAGTTGCACCTTTACCAGTAAAAGCAGTATGATTATTTAGTTCTTCTGATTCTATAGATTCAGATACTTTACCTTCACCTTTTTCACCTTTTTTAGGATCAACACCTACTCTAGTTTCTATAAGAGAATGATATGTATGATCAGGATACTCGTTACTCATTAATATATATTCTAAAGGCGGCGGTGCTGTACCAGCTAAATAATCTTTACCTTGTTGAATAACTTCAGGTGTTTCTATAGGCCAAGGTTCTTTAATTGTTAAAGCATTAGGTGTTATCTTTATAAATGACTCAGTAGCTTTTGTTCTAAGTTGAAGATTTGTATCTATTGTATAAGGTACATGCTCTGTATAAACATCAGGGAGATCCCTTCCTTCGTCTATAGCATTCTTCATATCTGCCAGTATTTCATCAGTAGCTAGTTTTTTAGCTCCAGCTATCCCATGTTTATCTACATATTCTAAAACTTTAGCTTTCCATAGTTTTTCACTATTTCTGATAATATTATCTTTTAGTACTGTTTTAACTGTAGTAGCTTGTGTTACTTGTAAAACTTTATTAATACTAGGTAGTAGATGACTGTTAAAGTCTTTAACATCCTTAGTAGTTACTAATGCTAATCTTTCTTTATGTTCTGATACTTTCTTAGTGTACTGTTTATATAACTCTCGATCATCTATCTGTACTAACATAGTTTCTGAGTTAGGAATAGATACATTATTTTTTATAAGCTTATCTATATGTTCAGTTATATCTTCATCAGACATTTCTTCAAAAGTATTGAATTTATCTATTGAATTTGGAATAGATCTTAACTCCTCTTTAGTAATAGGTATACCTGCATCTTGCAATGTCTTTTCCATTTGAGTTAAGACATTATCCATATATTCATTATCTATTTTTACTCCATCAGCTTTATCTTGTAAGAGTTTAGCTACTGCTTCATTGTTAGTAGATGTTACTAAAGTTTTCTTTTTAGCTGCTAATTTTTTATTCTCATTTTCTCTAACTTTAGCAGCTATATCACCTATTTTATTTTCATATACTTCTAAATTCTTCACTTGGTTTAGATAAACTTCTTTACCACCCTCTCCTCTTAAAGGTACTAATCCTTGTTTAATTGCCTCAATTTTTTGCCAACTTATATGGCCATTTAATCCTAAGTATTCAAGATCTGCTAAAGTTACTTTCCAACCTTGAGCATTATCTTTAGAACCATCTGGTCTTCCTTGATTTAACCATACATGACCAGAGTTAGGATTATCTTTAGTTCCAACTATACATTCTATACTTGAATCAGTTAGGCAGGCGTTTAAATCATTTCGTCTATTTTCTATATGTCTCTCTACTGAAGCTTGTTTTAAAGCAGCTACTTTAGAAGCTCTATCTGCTTTATCATACTCCACCATTCTACTTACAATTTTACGATATAAACGCTTAGGTAGACCTTTCATTGCCGGAGTCGATAAGAAAGCTTTTTTATAGAACCTTCTTAGATCATATGCTATTTTCCTACCTAATGGTCCTCCTAATGCTTCAGCTTGTCTTATTGTCCATGCACCCTCAGATCCTTCAGCTTCATTTAATGGATGACCTTCTAGTTGAACAGCTTTATTTTCTGCTTCACGCATGAAAGTATGGTAGTTCTGATCAAAATATAGTGAAGCATCACCCCAAGTTCTTTTTATTTTGTCAACATTAGTATCTTTTAAAATATCAATTGTGTCTTGATCATTAAATGCATCAGGATCACCCTTCTCAGAAGCTAGAACTTCAGTATTTCTGAACTGATCGAGTTGTGCTTTTTCTTTATTTATAGCATCTTCTTGTTTTTTTTCTTTATCTTCTTTATCTTCTTTAGGTTTTGTATCACCTTCTTCAGGTTTTACTTGTTCAGGAGTACTATCTATTTCCTTTTGTTCAGCATCTATTATACTCTCTTTATCCTTCCATTCTTGAATATCTTTAGCTGTTTTTATACCTTTACCAATAAGCTCACCTAATCTATTTATATTTTTATATCTAACATCTTCCATCCTTCTAGCTTCAGCAATGGCTCTTTCAAAGTGTTGAGCCATTATTTTCTGATGTTCTTCTATAGCAGCATTAGTTGTCTTAGCTGGATCAGCTTCTAGTTCTAACCAGTTAGTCTTACTAGTATTATATAATTCATTCATTAGTATACAACCTCCATGTCTACATCAATTTTACTATAGTCAACAGTTAGATAGTTATCACGTATACCAACAGCCATAGGATTCTTCTTGACTACATCTTGTGCCATAGCACCACGGTAACGGGTATCATTACCTTTATAGTTAAATTCATATATCTTATAACCATCAGGAGAAGTATCTACTTGTTCAACATTTTCTTTTAGTTTTATATCACTTCCTTTGACTGCTGAAAACACTTGTAAAGCAAAACTAGCTGCATTCATAAACATACCTAATGTATCTCTCTTAGGCATAGCTGTAGGAGGTCCGAATTGAGGAGGTAATCCTTTATTGGCATCATTCTTTTCAAGTCTAGATGTAGTCATTCTATTAAGACCAACTAAAGCTCTTGTTTCTTCAGCTCCATATAAGTCATATAGTTTAGCATCTAAATCAGACTGTTTAGCCCAATACTTAGCCATTCTATTTGCTCTTCCAGCAGTTCTAGAACCAGTACCTTCGTCAACATATTTTTTACTAAAATAATCCATAGCTATAGCTTCTTTCATAGCTAAGGATTTACCTCTAGCAGTATCTAGAGCACTCATAATATCAGAGTAATCTCTAGAATAACCCATACCAGTTATAAACTTTCTGTTTTTATCCCAGGTAGCTTCTTTATTATACCATTGGATACCATCAGCTTTAAATTGGTAGACACGTTCTTTTTGTTTTTCTCTGGCTGCAGCTCTTGCTCCAGCATTAGGATCTGCACACACGGCAAAACTCGATAAAGGATAATTGATTGGGTCCAAACTTAATCTTTCTTAAAAACTTGAACCCTAAGAATTTAAGTAGTTTTAAATGTACTGTATTACGACAATCTACTACATTCCAGAGTAACGGTTCAGTACGACCTTCAATGAATCGTTTATCCTTCCCT